ACGGCTTCTTGCACCTGTACCAATTCAGAAAGTTTCATGTGAGCCATGAGACATTCCTCCTCCAAAAATTGAACTAAAAGGGAGGGATATATAAATCCCTCCCGTGTCAATCAGTTGTTTAAGCAGCAGGCACATCAAGAACAACGTAAGGACTGACCTGAGTGGAACCGTCTTCCAGAGTAAGGGGTTCGTTCACCCAGCCTTTGCCGTCCACATTCCAGAAGACTTTGATTACGGTTTTGTTCTGCCGGAACAGGACGTGTTCGGATGCAGCGATGAACGGCCCACTGCCGTCCTTGATGAGGTAGTAAGTAAGATCCACCAGCATCAGGTCGCCCTTGCTACCCAGTACCGGGGTTTTGCCGGTAAACCGGATTGGGATGCCCATCAGAGTATCGGGAATTCCTCGCGTAACATCGCCCTTGATGAAGATGTAGTTACCTGCCGCGTCCTGCAGGGTGGCAATCTGCGGCAGGGTGCTTTGGTTGGCAATCCACATGGCCCGCTCCTTGGACTCGGGCAGGAGCTTGGCAAGCATGTTGATGACATCGCCGGTGGTTATTTTGCCAGCGGTTTCCCGATTGACTGCTATTGTGCCGGGGCCGTTCAGTATACCTATGGGCTTGCCAACACCATCGCCGCGAATAAAGGCAACGTCCTCAGCCGCCACAACCGCGCTACGGAGCAAAGTGGAAGTGAAACTAGACGCGGCTTCCCAGTTGCGGAGCAGCTTGTCGGTGACCACGGTGTGCGCGGCCACTTCCTGCGGCTGCAGGCTTACTTCACGGAGTGTGCCTTCAGTTTCAGGCTTTTCCATGCCCTCTGCAACCCAGTAAACTTCCACGCCGCCGAATACGCCTTTGGAACCCTGAGCAAAGGCCGGGACGGTAACCATCGCATCCGGCGGGTCGCCGGCAGGGATAACGGTAGCCCGTGGGCGCACAATAGCGGCTTCCGGCTGAATCATCAGCATATCGGGCCGGAACTGGACTGGCACTGCAAAACCGCCGCTGGCGCCTTCATCCATTTTCCACTCACCGCGGAACCGCCAGGGCATAAGCTGCGCCTTGAAGGCATCCGGCACCTCAATGCCGCCGCCTTGACCCTGGCCCTGCGGCAGACTCTGCAGCCGGCCACGCGGGTCACCGAAGCGCACGGCATAGATGAACTCGCCAAGGTTCTTAAACATAGTCTCGTTCATGTCGTCAATCTGTTTTTGTAAGCTGTCAAACTGCGCCTTCTCTTCTTCCGTCAGGGCACGACCCTCGGAAACGGCTTTATCTACGATTGCCTGCTGCTGGTCGCACAGAGCAGCAAGTTTTTGTCTAAGTTCCCGTAAATCCATAATAGTATCTACCTCCTGATTTTATTTTTGTTGATCTGAATTTGCGCCTGAAATAAAGACAGCGGCGGTTGCCGCTGGGATAAAGGGATGTTTGTGTTTTTATTTTTTTTGTCATCTTTGTTTAACTGTTCCAGGACTTCATCCAGGAGATCCCTGGCTTGCTTGATGCGCTGTTCGTTGGCCGCTGAAATGACCCGGCCTTCGTCTTTGAACTGAGTCTTATTGGAGTGGTCGGGACCAGTTGGAGCTCCGTATAATTCCGGGAACAAGGATTTGCGGAAGGCCAGCCATTTCGCAGCCAAATCTAAATCAAGATCGGTTTTCTCTCGCAAGGTTCGGCTTACCTGAACGTATTCCCGCCAGGCGTCCTCCTGCTCTTCCCAGGGCGGAGTGCGCCCGAATTGCCGGTAGTGACTGCCAAGGTGATCCTGCACCTCCGGTACATCTTCTTCCGGGATGTCGGTTTGCGGCAGCCTCGCCGCGGCGTTAGCGACACCGCGCCACACCACAGCACCGTCTTCAGGTCGGTGGTGTCCCAGCTTCAGGTCACCGAATTTTTCCGGCGGCATTGCTTTGGCCCAGGCGTAGTGCCCCGCAATGCGGCGCTTTTCGGCATCCGAAAGGTCTTCCCAGGACTCGTCCGTGAAGTCGGAAAGCGTCGGGGCTTCCCATTCTTCGTCCTCCGGCGCCTTCTTCCGAGACACGTCGTTGGGAACCACACCGGCTTTGAATCTCGAAATAAGGTCCAGTTTTAGCGGGTTGCGGAACCGCCGCAGGTCAAACTCCTGGCCATTTATGATTAGTCGGTCGCCTCTTATTGACGCCGCGATCTGTTTCGCCTGCTCGATTTCATCGGCAAACCCCAAATCAACCGCTTCCTCGGCGGTCATCCAGGTTTCGGCGTCCATCATTTCGATGATTTTTTCCCGGTCCAGGCCGCTTTTGTCCTGGTAAGCCACAATAAGGGATTCCCTGACTTTATCCATGTCGTCGGCCAGCTTGCGGAAATCATCGGCGGTACCTATAGCGATAGTCCAGGGATTGTGGATCATCATCATGGCGTTGTGCGGCATGTAGACCGTATCGCCGGCCATGGCCACCACCGAAGCCATGGAGGCGGCCAGCCCGTCAATGTAAACAGTTATTTTCGCCTTATGCCGCCTCAACATGCTGTAAATCGCCTGGCCGGCAAATATATCACCGCCGTCACTGTTGATAAACACCCTGATCTCATCCACATCGCCCAGGGCGTCCAGGTCCTCTTTAAACTGTTTCGGAGTTACCTCGTCGCCCCACCAGGAATCGCTGCTAATAGTACCATAAAGGAGAAGTTCACCGACCTTTGGATCGTCAGCTGCGGCCCGGAATTTCCAGAATTTATTTTTCAACCTGCATCACCTCCCGTCTCCATGGCTTTGGCTTCTCTGGTGGTTCACCTGACTCCTGGCCACCTGATGTTTTGTTCTGCCCGGCAGAACTGATGGGTATCATATTCCCATTGATTAAATAAACCTTCCCGCTGCCGTCTTCGATTGGATTCATCTCCTCCAGCTCGCGCCACTCGTCCGCGTTAATAATGCCATCCTGACGCATAATGTGCAGCGCCTCGGCACGGCTCTTGGCATCGCCGCGAAGTAAGCCAGAAAGATTAAACTTGCAATAGTATCCCTGTTCCCGTTCGCGGCGGGTAAACAACTTCCGATTGATTGCCTGCTCCCAACGCGTGACCCATGGCAACATCGTGTACATTACGAATTCCAGGGATTGGTGCTCAATATTACTATGAGTTGAGCGCTCCAGGTTGGCCACCATATGCGGCGGCACCCTAAAGAGCGCACATATCTCGTCCCGCGTAAACTTCTGCTGCTCGATGAACTGAGCATCCTTTAACGGCATCGGGATTCGGTTATATTTCATCCCCTCTTCCAGAATTATCGGCCGCCAGGAATTAGCCAAGCCCCCCCATTCTTCCTCAATAGATTTTTTGAGACGTTCATATGCCTCGTCGCTCAGTTCACCAGGGTGTTCCAAAACCCCGCCGACGTTCATGCCCTGGCCGTAAAACCGAGCTGCGAATTCCGTGGCGGCCAGCCCCAAACCGACCGCTTCGCGCGCCATCCGGATCGGGGAATAGCCGACAAGGCCATCGGGGCCCCACAGGTGCACGTGTAAAACCCTATCGGCAGGGAGCTTTTCCTCTTTGCCCCTGTCATTGACCCAGTAGAACACCTTGCGTGTCTCAGGGTCGCGGTCAGGCCTTATCTGGTACCAGTTCCAGGGGTAAATCTCCATCACTTCGCCCCTGCGGTTTAAAGTCAGGATAGCATACCCATTACCGGATAGTGCCACCTGTGCCGTTATTGTCTCCCGCAGGGTGAGGCTGTCCATTTCATCGTTCGGTTCGTCGTGCAAGAGCCAAAACAGCGGGTGATCTCTGGCCTTTTCCCGACCGCCATCGGCACGTTCCCTGTAAACAAAAAGAGGCAGGCTTCCCAATGTTTCGGCCAGGACCCGGACGCAGGAGTACACGGTCACGTAACGCAGAGCACTGTCTTCGTTGACATTGACCCCGGCATGCGTGGATCCGCCTCGCAGGGACCGCCTGACATCGCGGTTAAAGTCTTCCATGCTATATACCTGGCCGCGGATGGCCGCCAAGGCTGCCGCCAGCCTTTGACGAATAGTAGGCGTTCTAATCCTGTTTTGACCTTTTTTCATAGCCGTCTCAACCCTCTCCTCTCGTAGACACTGCGCTTAGGCTTATCCGCTACCATCGCCCTAGCATGGGCGTTGATCAGGGCCGCTACCGGGTCAATCCGTTCCCGGGCTTTCTTTTTATCGATCATTATGTTGTTGTTGTGATCCTCCCGGGTAACCGCGTTTGACATCGCCCAGGTTAAAACCGGGTTATTGTTGTGGATGATCTTCTTCTGCAGAACCAGGTCACGAAAGTTTTTCGTGGGCTCGGAAAGCGTTTTTATTCCCTGCGGGACCTGCGCGAACTGGGTGGCGTTCCAGGGGTCGCAACAGATCTCCTTGACCACCCAGTCGTTGTTTGCTACCTGCTCCTGGATGTATTTCATGATATACCGGTAGTCAACCCCGGCCCCGACAGTGGCGGTGATCCAGCCCTGCCGAACCCATAGATCATACGGGACTTTGTCCGTCTTGCGTTTTTCCGCCAGTGTTTCCTCGGGCATAAACGAGTGCGACAGAACCACAAAACGACCGTCTTCCAGCGGAAACTCGAATCCAACGCTGGTCAGGTCGATCTTGCTCGACAAGTCGATGCCGACATAGCATTCCCGGCCCGCCAGGTCGGGCATCTCCCCGGCGCAGGCTTTCCATTTTTCCATCTGCATATAGCCGTCGTCCTTCTGATCAACCCACACGTTGAGGTTTTTAGTCAGGAAGTTGCGCATTTTGGACGGCACGTCCCGGGCTATTTTAAACTCACCGCGCAGGTACTCCATCCCTTCCTCCGTCTGCGCCAGGAGCGGGTTGGCCTTGATCCAGTTGCGCTCGTCTTTGTAGTCGTCACCTTTGTCCAGCTGCGCGATGTAGATGAAATATTGCTCGTTCTCCAGGATACCTTCCAGCACCTTGCAGCAGTAAGTGTACTCTTCGTAGCACGGACTGGCCAGGTTGAAGCCCGCCGTTGTGATAATGAACAAAAGCGGCTGCAGGCGCTGGCCCATACCGGAGACGATAACGTCGTACATCTCGCTGGTCGGGTGCGCGTGGTACTCATCTATGATCAACTTGTTACCCTACCGGCTTTTTATCCGGTAGCTCTCCTG